GCCAGGATCTGTGCGTTGGAGTTTACATGTCCATGAAGAGATGGGATCACATGAGTCAACCAAACCTTTATACTTCTGCACATACATCTCAAACGCCTGACCAATTGCTTGGTTGACCTGAGCGGTCATCGTCGCGTCACAAACTTCGAGGTAAAGTTGGTGATCTTTCCTACCCATACCACCCTTAGGGAATTGAGACTCCCCATCATTGAAGTGGTCAATGGTAAAATCATTTTCGCCAATGGTGGTAAGGGTGTGGTCAGATGATTCTCCTACAAAATGTTTTTTGTTGTACCAGTATTCAAAGATTTGACACAATGAGTCACAGAACTCCCAATTGACGAAGTTCTCAAACACACCGATGTGATCATAGAAAACTGGTTCAGTGAAGTCAGGTTGCTTGATAATCTCTTCTGTCATTGTTGTTGTGCGTGTTCCATGTACACAGATGGTGGTATTCTACCACAATATTCATCAAGTTCCATAATCTGATCAACGGTATGCTCTCTTGCATCCCTTTCCCAGAACTGTGCTAGTGCTTCGTTACTACCCTTGTGGAAGATGTCAATATGTTCTTCATGAATAGAAGAACCCATGTCCAATCTGTAATTGAATAAAGGAGTGGAGTAAGACTTACCACTGTCAAGAATCAAATCCTCTGACACTGCACGAGGTCTGATGTTCTGATCCAGTTTCCACTGGTTGCCACGGAGGTGACACCGGAGGACCTTGGTTGCATGGTGCCTGCTGATTAGGTAACCAGCAGCAGAAAAGTCATTGATGAACCTTTGATGTAACTTGAGAGTAATCCCATTGGGATTGATGATGGTCAGTTGCAGGGTGTCCCAGTTGATAGGGAGTCGCTTCCTGACATCCTTCCAAGTGAAGGTCCAATGTTTGACAGTCGAGAGATCGATGTCGTCTTCCATGATGAAGACTTCATCCAGGTCAGTCTCTTCGACAAAGTAACGTAAAGCATTGAGGTGAGACATTACACATGCAATCTCACCCTTATTCATATTATGAGGAACAGATCCTTTCAAATGCTCCTCATATTCATCACCATCAACACCGCTGATGCGGTGGTGGTCAGTGAGTCCCCAGAAGTCCAGTTGCTCTTCCATGTATGCCCGACGTTTGGGCACACGATCTAGGTTGATCCAAAGAACTTTAGGAAACCCCTTCAGTTTGTCGATGGACTTGTTCCTGTCAGTCATCCATATCCTGGCGCTTGCCGTCACGAACACCACGAAACAACAAATAAAGAGGATTCTTGTAGTATTCTTCAAACTTTGTCTTACTAAAGTTACGAAGTTCTTCCCACAGAGCACGGTTCTCTTCAATGTGAGGGTTGCTGAACCAGGAGTTAGGAGTACGACGGTGCTCCATGTGGTACACCAGGTCATTCAAACGCATCACCTGAGAGCAGGTGTTGAAACGAATGTACCGTTCGTCATCTTCATACCCGTAAGCAACGAACCCTTCGTTCTCACCACCCAGTCGGATGTATTCTTTGGTGTCAAAGAACTGTACGAAACCAAACTTGGCATCATACAGAGTTGCATTCTTCTGGAATGCATTGAAGTTGAAGTTGCTGTTGATGAATCGAGTGCACTCTACATCAGTCACTCGCAGTTGATACTGATAGTCACCATACCCATAGGGGTAGACACACTTCACAGGTTCAGGAGTTGCCTCAGGATCATTCGGGGGGATCCAACCATAAAGAATTGCATTCTGTGCCAGGATGTAGTTATTCATCGGCAACAGAACATCGCAGTCATAGTTACAGACCACAGGAGTCTGAACCAGCATCAGCATATCGTTGATCAGACGAGTGCGGTGGAAGACTTTTTCATCACTCTCCTCAAAGATGTGATGGATCTTCGTCATTTTTTCAGGAGACAATGCTTGATCAAGCATCGGCACCACAGACTTCAGGAAAATAGACTCAACGTCTTGCTCCTTGATGATGATCTGTGTGTCAAAGTTACGCAGCAGATAAATCAATGTTGTCGTGATGTTACGCATCCGATCAACACTTTCAATCCGCAGGGGGATAATGAAAGTAGTTTGAGTCAAGTCCCAGGAATTTACCGGTTGGATCTGAAGATCCTCGTACATCCCGAGGTCTTGGATCTCAACACCTTCCTGTTGAATAGTATCAGACATCGATAGGTTCCCAGTTAGGGCAATAAAGGTCAGAAGTGTTATGGTCTTTGGTATACCCCGTGCCGAACCAACGGTTAGGAGCGATGATTTTCTTGTCTGGGTTTGTACTCAACCAAGAACCCCACCATGAAAATGATGAGTTAGCAATAATAAAGTCGTGGCAAAGACTCATCATGCAGAGGTCGGCAACATTGTCACCACCCTCGGAGATCAGGAAGCGATCTTCTACAAATTGTTCGTTACACCAAGCAGGATCATCAGAAAAAACAACGACAGTCCTGTCACTATCAAAGTGCGAAAGTGCCCGATCATAGTAATCCTTGGAGCAAGGAGGATGATTATCACAGTTAGTTATGTAGTCACCCCTCCGAACATGCAGAGCAATTGGTCGGTCTACCGAACCAATCATCTTCTGGCATGGTTCTTTGATGTTGTTCTTGAACTCAAAGTCCTCACGGATCTCTGATTCAATGTGCTTGAACCACTTCTCACTCTGCAGATACCCGTAGACATTATGTCCATCAGGCATCTTGTCGAACAAGTTCTGGTCAAAATGGAAGTGTTCTTCCTGCACATAAGGACCAGGACATACTGCGATGTTAGTCAGACCAGTAAGTTTGAACGCTTCAAACAGTTGGTGGTCCATCCACTGATCCTGGAAGTCACTGGGAGGAATACAAAACTCATACCCATGCTTAGCAGCAATGCCACGCAGTCCTGCATACTGGAACATCTGGTTACCCAGACGACCATGACGACCAAGGTGATTGAATCCAATCATTTGTGTTTCTCCTTCAAGTATTCAATCTCCTGAGGTAAAAGGTCTTCAAACTTACGTTGTGTTTGATGGGGATGTTCCCTGTTGGAAATGTGATAATGAGTAAGAACTTTTGGATCCCCATAGTTCTTATACAACCTGTAGTACATGTCACAGTCCATCAGCATGGTAAGTTCTTCATCAAAGTATTCACCACACCCATTACGGAGAGCGAGAATAGATGGAGAACTGAGGGTATTGACACCCTCTAGCAACTGGTTGTTGTAGACTGGAATCTTGGGGTTGTAGTGTGTCTTACCATCATCTAGGGTATGAGCAAATCCAGTGACTGCCCACTCCACCCCTTCAGTAAAGGTAGCGTCAAGTTCAGATGTTAGATTCTTAGTAAGAATCATATCATCACTGAAGATAATTTTCAAGATGTCACCATCTGCCAAACGCATAGCGTTATTAGTATTGGCAGAGATGTTACCTACCTTACTTGGATTGCGAACGTAATTGATCTCAAACAGATCATCATACTCTTCACATGCTTGTAGAACTTTGTTTGATGTGCCATGGTCTGACACCCAAACATTGAAGTTCATTGCCGTCTGCAATGACAAACTATGAAAGATGTCAAACAGATACTGCTGACATCTAGGGTTCTTGTCATGCGTCGGAATGCAAATACTTACCCTCATTTACCGACAAATTCCTTGATTTTTCTAGTGAGTCTAGGGACTACGTCATTGTCACTATGGAATTGTTTGGCAATCTCATAGTTTTCTTCGATGGCACTCTGTCTCCAGTCGTACTTGTCTGCATCAAGGTGTTTCATGATACATTCAAGTTCTTCTAGATCATGGAATACAATCACTCCATCCATGTTGAACCAGTCACCAAGGTTAGGACAACCGTAGTAAATGGGTACCGTTTTTGACGCAAAGCAATCAATAATCTTTTCAGTAAAGTAATTCTGCTGACGAGAATTCTCTACTGTGATATGGAACTTGGCAGTCTCAAAGAAATCATTCCTCCTTTCATGAAAAGGAGGTGACATATGTGCATAATATTGTAAACCATTGGATACGTCAACCTTTTTGAGGATCTCAAAAATTTCCAGACGCATATTGTGACCAACAGTTTGACTCTTGCTACTGGTAACAAAGGAAACATTGTTCCCCTTCTCCAGGATAAGGTCAGGGAAGTTCAACCAACTGGATCCCCACTCAAACAATTCTGCTTGAGGGTATTGGTCGATGATCTTCTGAGTGAACGTGTAGATTTTATCGAAGTGATAAGCACCACGAAGTGCTCCCTCAGTGACCGTAGGGAGGATTGAGTATGGTTCCGCTAAAAACAGAATCTTTACGTCTGCTTGCGGGTCATAATCAAGGTTGTCAATAGAGATGCTGACAGACTTACCACCAAGGTCAAGATGCTTGTCTTGCCAGGGGTTCCACCACAGAGGATAGTATTTTACTGTCATCGTATCTCTTGAAAATGATAATGAAAACCGAAGGTCTCAATTCCTTCGTGTTCTGGGCACTCTACTTCCTTAGAGAACCTAGCGGCAACTTCCACTGGGGCAAAGACGCATCCTTGCTCCTCAAAAAGATGCCTGTTGTGGACGCATATGTTTCCGTCCTCATTATATAGTCCAGCATTCATGTGTTTGTAGAAGGTTCCTTCATTCACCTCCCAAGGAATCACTACATGCTTGGGGACTTCCAGAAGTTTTCTTGAACGTAAGGAAAATCCTCCATTGCCCACTCGTTGGTTCTTACCCCAGGGATCAAGGAAGGCACCTGGGTCGTCTCTCCAGGGCGCTCCGATGTAGTCGTATTGTAACCACGCATCATCCCAAAGCCAAGGTCGAATAACAAAACCGTCAGGATGAATAAGGAGGCAATGCGAGGACTGAATATGATTGAGAAGATTATATATGCAATAAAAATTGAAATCATTGATACTCTGGATTGGATAGGTTTCCTCATACTGTGCTTGATCACACAAACCTTCGGGTCTTCCCTTGCTACTAAGGAACTTGACAGCACCCCATTCAATTGCTTCACATGATTTATTTACCGCATAAACAGCGTCAGGAATGTCAACATCTGCCAACATCAGCAGAGTTACATCAGGAATCTTTTGCACGTTTCACTGCTCGATTGAACACTGAGTATAAGTCTAGCAGATTGATGTCAATATTCCTAGCTTTGTCATACAAGTCTTGTGCATTAGACAACATAGTTTTATTGATCTTACCAAAGTCATCTACCCACAAGATGGGATAGTCTTTATAAAGTTCCTCAAGATACTCATCCCTCACCATAATAGGGACACGTCTGAGGTACAACACCTCCCAGTTCCTATGACAATCGACTGCATTTCCTTGAGGACAGATCATAAACTTATGATCCTGAATGTCCCTCACGTAGGTGTCGTAGTTTACTCGCTCTCCGACTGTGGCATACGATCTTCCGCTAAAGATTGAGCGGATGTTACCACGTTCACTGAGGTTAGTGTGCTCTGCATGATTGATGTACAGAAGCTTTCTAGGTTTTGGGTCAGTCTGCATAGCGTTGAGTAGAACGCTTTGCCTATCGTCATTGACATGTAACTTCCTCCCCACCCCATATGGAAACGGGTGAAGTTTTCCACCGAAACCCAGGGCATTGGCAGCAAAGACACCCAAAACATTGTCTGGAATATCTATGTCGTCATTGACTGGAGTGTCCTCATTGTTACAGAAGACAACAAACTTCTTATCTGGATAAGAAGCACAGAGTTTCATCAGGTCATTGCGTTTCTGCAGACCATTGATCCAGATCTGATCCCTCTTATTATTGCACTTGATTGGTCTATGGTATAGACGTATGTTGTCAATGAAAAGTTTGATGACCTCTTTATCACACAGGAAATCTGTGTTGGAAGGGTTGGCGTCAAACATGAACGCCCCATGAACTCCACCAACCATGCCTGCCTGGTCACCAAAACTGTAGTCACATAGATCAGCGACTGCAGGACCAGAGATTAGTTTCATGCCTTGACGAATTTCTTGAGTTTACGGTTCTTTTGAGACCTGACGTATGCAGGGAAGGTGTCGTCAATCTCTACAACAGTTGGTTGGTAGAGATAGGTGCGTCCATAGGGATCAAGGTTGTGCTTGATCCTGTCTTCCATACTAGAACGGAACTCCTCAGTGTTGTTCTCCTGGTGCTCATAGGCATCCATCTTCTGCCGCACAGTGTCAGCATCACCAAAGAAACTCCAGTGCCATGATGCATCTGCCAGTTTGTATGCATCTTGGTGTGACTGACGGAGTTTGTCAACACTCATTGTCTTCAATGTCTTGAAGTCACACACTCGTGTGCCCATCCACTGGTCCTCACACTTGACGTTGAGGTAGTAGTAATACAGTGGACCAGTCAGGACGTAGTGGTTAGCAGGATCAAACCACTCATCCATACACTTTAGTGCCTCTGGGTTAGCAATCTCATCTGCATCACTCGTAAGGATGATGTCATTATCCTTTGCCTTACCCAGCAGAGCATAGATTGCACTGTCTTTGTGGAAACATGCACGTTGGTATGGCAGTGGTAGTTTATAGATATCATCTTCCATCATGCTCCGATGGTACGGAACGTTCTCCCAGAAGTTCTCTAGCGTTTCGTTGTCATCGATCGTTTCATGATAGATGATCTTGTCTTCCCACTTCTTGAACCGCTTACGGTTCTCTGCGAAGTACATCGGTTTGGGTTTACCGGTGAAGGTGATGTTGGATTCGTTGATAACAAAGTAATCTACTACGTTACCAAGGATGTTCATCCGTAGTTCAAGGAGATCAAGTTCATTATAGAACGTGAATACATCATAGATTGCCATAATTTATATTCAAAGAGAAGCGAACGTTAGTGGAGGGAGAAGAACTTGAGTGGAGTGTTCTGCCATCAAACACAATTATTTTACCACGTTCAGGTTCTTCTGTATGTATTACCTCACCAGATTGATTGAAGAAATAGGTGTTTCCATCTGAGTGATTGGGGTAATAGAGTGCTACCAAGTGAGGACGATTGTCATCAACGTGAGCATTGTGGGGGACACCCATAGCGTCAGGTCTAGGGTATTGCAGGGTCATGTGTGCCCTGAACATCTTCTTGTCTGGTAGGTTGATTGCCTTACCAATCTCATCCCACGGGAACTTATAAAAAAAGTCAGACGTTGTGCCCTTGACGTGCAACAACGTATGACTGAAGTAAGGATTCATTTCTTTTCTCATGGGATGGTCTACGTTGCCGTAGGCACAGTCCTTGAAAAAATAGTAGGGCATCTCATGGCACAGGTTCTCAATCAGTTTCTGATGAGTAACCTTGAGTCTATACCTCGTAACTAAACAAGATGTCTCGTTGTTCATCGGTGTTTGCCCATTCTCCGGTCTTGATGTAGTCCATCAGGACCATCATGTTGATGACAACATCAGTATTATACAGCATTTTATAGTTCAGATGCTCACCAATACACACATCGGTACAGTAAAGATCAGTAATTTTATTACTGCAAAGTGCAGCAGCAATACCAAACGTCCCTACTCCAGATGTAGCAACATGTTTTGCTGCCATTAGGGTAGCAAAGTCCTCTGCCACACTCTTAGATTGTACTGTAACCTTTGGATGCCATTTGAGTTCTTCAACGATCGGATTGTGGCAGTCAGGTTCAGTGACGACAATTGCCCGATCAAACTCCTCAAGTAGTGTACGGTAAAAACAGTAAGGATTAGGGACATACTGACCAGGGTTATCAACCCTCTTGTCAAATACATCTCCACTACGAATATGAATAACGAGGCAGTCAGGATCGACATCCACATGTGGGAGCATAAGACGCGGTCCAATATATTCCTTGCAGAATGCTCGCATCTCCGTATATACTTTGCCAATATCAATCGGGACTTCCCTGAACGGTCCGTCGTAATAAAAGAACTTGCTGGATCCAATCTTTGGTGTGTCACCAAACTTCTGACTGAAGGTGGGGATGATCTCGTGCCCTAAAGGTTGAACGAACTCGGTGCTGTATGCCTGAGCACACATCAAACCAACAGCACATTGCTGGATGTTGTTACCGAGTCTGCCGTACCAATGAGATAGTTTCATACAAAAATGGTTCTTGCCTCTTCGTCAACACACTCAAAGGGTTTCCATACTGACTCCTTCACCACAGCAGGATCAACCCACCAATCCTCGTAAGGATTACCACCATTGCAGACGCTGGCACACACCAGTTGATACCCAAGACCTTCCAGGAACTGACGTGAGTGGTCACGGATGGTGTCTCCATCCTTGTATGAGTCATGCTCAAAAGTGATGACGCTGGCACGGAAATCCTTGTGGGGGAATGCTTTGAGTGCCTTGAACGTCACATCAGGAGGTTCACAGTCAACAGAGAGGTAGTCAACACGACCCTGCCACTTCTCCTTAGCAATTGCATCGGCGTAATCAAACGTAGTGGCGTCCGCTTCATAGCAGTGGTTCTGACGTGCCATGTCTCCATTGAAGACCTCACACATTGATCGCTCAATCTCTACCGAGAACCCACGCCAACCAAACACAGTCTCCAGGAGGAAGGTATTGCTCATGGTCTGGGGGTGGTTGGCACCCACCTCCACATACTTACCATTCTTCTTTCCTTTCAGCATGGTCAGGACAAACAGATCCTGGTATGCCTGGGAGAAGTTTTCAAAGACTTTGGTGTGTCCAGAGAAAGGACTCTTCAGGGAGTCTCGTTCATAGTTATAGGTAGTGTTCATGTGCCCTCAAGGTTCTTGCCGATTTGTTGGATGATCCAATTGTAAGTTCGAGAGATACCTTCTTCAAGGGTTTGTGAATAATCCCAACCTAATTTCTCTCGGATTAGATCGTTGTTGGAGTTACGTCCCCGTACACCTGTGTGAGGAACGTCAACATAAATCTTCTGCACGTCTTTACGTGCGACCTTTGCTGCAACGTCAACCAGTTGGTTGATGGTGACCATCTCCTCGGACCCGATGTTGACAGGACCCATGAAGTCGGAGTCCATCAACCGTCGAGTCGCTTCAATGCATTCGTCAATGAACAGGAAGGAACGAGTCTGTAAGCCATCTCCCCACACCTCGATTGCTCCACCCTGGAGCGGGAGGTAAGCGACCTTACGGCAGATCGCAGCTGGTGCCTTCTCTTTTCCACCGTCCCAGGTCCCCTCGGGACCAAAGATGTTATGGTAACGAGCGACACGAACAGGAATACCATAGTTCCTGTTGTAAGCAAAGTAGAGACGTTCAGAGAATAGTTTCTCCCACCCGTACTCTGAGTCTGGTGCTGCTGGGTATGCTGATTCTTCACGGCAGTCAGGATTATCAGGATCGAGCTGGTTGTGCTCGGGGTACATACATGCCGAAGAACTGTAGAAGATCTTCGTAGGTTGTTCTTTCTTAGGACGGTTTGCTTCTGTCCACTCTTTCAGGCGACCATCAAAGGTCTCATTGAATTTGTGAACTGACTCCAGCAGATTCAGGTTGATGCTGGCAGAGTTGTGCATAATGTCAGCGTCATGCTCACCAGTAAAGATGTAACCAGCACCACCCATGTCGGCGGCAAACTGATAGATCTCATCAAAGGTATCGATGTACTGGTAGGGAACAGTTTCGTAGAAGTTACCCTGTTCTCCCTTGAACTGAATTACACGTTCGACAAAAGAGTAATCCCGGAGATCACCACGGATGAATTCATCTGCTTTTGAGTCAGAGAAGTCGGGGATCTTGATGTCTACACCACGAACCCAATATCCTTCGGACTTGAGTCGCTTGACCATATGACTGCCGATGAATCCACCAGCACCCAGAACCAACGCTCGCTTTTGTCTATCCATTAGTAATTTTCTTTGACGTAATTAGAAACAACTTCACCTATGTATTCTAACATAGGTTCAGTAATAACCGGACTACACCCAACAAAAAATACATTGTCTAAGACTTTGCATGCGTTGGGGTAGTTAGATGCAGGTTCAATGTGCCTATATGCAGGGTGCATAAGGATATTTCCTGCAAAATAATTTCTAGTTTGGACCTTATGGTCCTCTAAATATTTTACAAGACGGTGTTTGTGATCATCACATACGATAGGAACACCGAACCAGCTTGTCTCTGCATGCTCTTTCTCTTCAATAACCCGAGCACCAGGAATTTGACTGAAGATCTCGTGAAGTCGAGCTTTGTTGCCACGACGGATGCGATGTATCTCGTCTTGCTTAGTCAGTTGTACCAACCCAATAGACCCCTGCAGGTCGGCAGGCTTGAGGTTGTATCCCTGAACGCCAAAGACATACTTATGATCGACATCTTGGTCGTACCCTTCCAACCATCGATCGAAACGGGCACCACAGACACCGTTGGCCAGTTTGTTCTGGGATCCTACACAATAACAACCTCGCCCCCACCAGGCAAAAGACCTCGCAATCTGGACAATCTCCTCGATGTTGGAGGAGACCATCCCGCCTTCAATCGTGCTGATATGGTGCGCTGGATAGAAAGAACAAGACGCTGCGACGGCATGTTTGGTAAGCAACTCTCCTCGCCACTTGGAACCGAGCGAGTCACAGTTGTCAGCGATATACCTCAGGTTATTCCTATTGACAATCTCGATGAACTTATCGAAGTCATAGGGATTTCCCAGAACAGGAGACGAAAAAAGCGCCACAGTCCTGGGACTGATCTTGTCTTCTAGTTGATCAAGATCCCAGTTGAGATCGTCGTAGTTGATGTCAACGAAGACTGGTTTCAGTCCGTTCTGAATGATGGGATTGATAGTGGTAGGGAAACCACAGGTGCAGACGATGATCTCGTCACCATCATGCCAATCAAAATACTTCTTGAGTGCAGCGATCATCACCAGGTTGGCAGATGATCCACTGTTCACCATCACAGAGTGGTCAAAACCAAACTGCTTAGAGAAGGCACGCTCGAACTTGTTTACTTCTTCACCTGCAGGCAACCATTTGCCTTGCAGCATGGTGGTGATAGCAGCAACAGGTTCTTGGTTATCCCAGTAAGGACCAGAGTAGTAAACATTATCACCACGCTCCCACCCTTTGTTTGCCATGAAGGGGAACAGTTTCTCACCATCTGCCTCTAGAGAGGAGATGAAATCTTCAACTTTATTTTTCACAGACATAGGGACTCTACGATTTCAACGTAATCCATGCTTGGTTTGAATCCTAACTTTTGTAGTTTAGTAGTGTCAAGATAGAAGTCCTGTGTCTGCACATCCTTATGAAACTTGGGAGGATCGATCGTATCTATGTTGGAACGACTGCTCAAGACAGGCACTGCTGTGTCAATGATCTCAGCAACAGACGTGGGTCTGCCTGACCCAATGTTGTATGTGGTATTCAGATCACCATCATCAATGACAGTTTTGATTGCACGACACACATCATCAACGTGCATCACATCACGACGATGACTACCACCATCATACAGAGCAATTGGTTTGTGCTCTCTCAGTTGATTGATCATCCACATGATCGCATTCTTCTGACGAGATGCCTTGGGATCATGACCCATGACATTACAAAGACGAAGGATGCGGTACTTCATCCCGTAAACATCACAGAATGATTTGATTAGATCCTCAGCACACTTCTTGGTGATGCTGTAGAAACCCGTGGGGTCACAGGGATCATCTTCATGAGCAGGGATTTCACACCCCTTGCCATATACGAACCAAGAGGAGATGAAATTGAATTCAATATCTTCTCCACGGCAATGCTCTAGAACATCGCACAGGAGACGAAGATTAGTATCAACATCGACGTTGAGATCTTTGTGGACGTTGTAGTTGTCCACCGTAGAGATCATAAACAAGATCTTTTTAGAACGAGGTTTATACTCATCCCGTTGTTGAACCAGAGTGTCAGGGTAGATCTCTACATACCTGCCACCAACAAATCCAGGACCATACAGAGTGACTGGACTGTTGTAGGACTTCAGATCACTCCCCATTTTTCTAAGTACCATGAAACAGTTGCACGTAAACCAGAATCGAAATCAGTGAAAGGTTTCCAACCAGTATGTTTAGTCAGTTTATCATAGTTTATACCGTAACGCTTGTCCTGACCGGGTCTATCATTACCTATACCAATAAGATCATAGGGTTTATCCAGAAGATCTAGGACTTTCTTAGTCACATCGATGTTCCTCATCTCACAACCACCACCAATGTTGAAGTGGTCGTTGATGATACCTGTTGTTTCCAACCACCAGATTGCTTCGCAGTGATCTTTGACATACAACCAGTCACGGATCTGGTGACCACCTCCATACATGTATGTGACCTCATCCCTTAGAGCACGAGCGATAACTTTTGGAATCAGTTTCTCTTCGTGCTGATGCCGACCGTAGTTATTACTACAGTTTGTGATTAGATAAGGGATGCCGTATGTGTTGTGCCACGTTTTGACGTAGTGATCTGATGCTGCCTTGCTTGCAGAGTATGGATTCCTAGGATCATATGGTGTCTCTTCAGTGAAGAGTTCTGTGTCCTCATACTCCAGAGATCCATAAACCTCATCCGTGGAGATGTGATGGAACTTCTCAACATCTACATTTAGTGAAGCATTGAGGAGATTGATAGTACCTGTAACGTTCGCCTCTAAGAAAGGACGGTAGTTAGCGATACTATTATCTACATGACTCTCTGCTGCAAAGTGCCAGATTTTACTGGGTCTATGCTTCTCAAACAGGAACAGGACATGATCTTCATTCGAGATGTCACACCACTCGAAATGCACCTCTTTAGGAAGGTACCGAAGATCACCTGCATAGGTCAGATTATCTAGTACGACAATGGGTTCTGACGTTTTCTGGGTAAGAAAATGACAAAAGTTACTGCCGATGAATCCGGCACCGCCGGTCACCATGTATGTCATATCAAATAATCTAGAATCGAATTGTTAGAACGTCCGTAGTCATCTTCCAGGCGAACGATGTCACGTTCACTGCACTGACCACGCTGCACTTCGATAAGAGTGAGTCCATCATCACCTGCTTGAGCACGATGACGTTGCTCAATGCCAATGGTAAAACTGCTTCCAGGTTTGCATGGGATATCATCATGACCCAGGGTGACGGTGCCATCACCATGGATCACAACCCAATGCTCTGATCTTTTTCTGTGAAATTGGAGGGAGAAACGCTGCCCTGGATTTAGATGGATCTTTTTCAATCTGTAGTCTGTCCCATCTTCAATAGTTTCATACCAACCCCAAGGGCGCTCTTCTCTCATCCCATCATGCCTGAATTCAAGAGGTCATACTCTAACTTATCAATCACTACGTTGTAATTTTTGTCCCGATCATCATAGAAATAAACTTCTTGATCCTTATAGTGTGTGATCAAGTTCTCGTAAAGAGAAGGATGATCATATTCAAGGTCTGTTCGATCCTCTACTGCATCAACCAAGATCTTTGTGTAGTTCTTGAACTTGGAAAGGAATACTCCTCGGGACATTTTAGTAATAGATTTGTCAATAGTATAAACGGACCACTATGGTCCTGTCAATATTTATCGTACGTCATATGACAATCTTTTTACCTTACGCTTCTTGCGATCTTCCTGGAACGTCATGTCCTCAGGACTCAGGTAACTACTGGGTTTATGGAGTTTTGTCTCTTGCTTATAGATCGGAACTTCTACCACAAGATCTAGATCGATGGCAGTGATCTTACCGTTATGAAACGACAACCCATTAGGACACCCGCAGGTATGGAACTTGCCGATGTCTTCTACCTCAGTATTACATTGCAAACATTTTACTTTGAAGTCCATTATATCGTTCTACCCCCTCCACTTCTCTGTGGACGATACGCTGCTTCTTTAGTACAGAATAATTGAACTGACATTCTTAGTCCTGCATCTTTTTCATTGACCACAATAGGAGACACGGCATGCCGTTCTTCTCCCTCATTGATCACCATCGTATTTCTCTTTGGATATGTGGAGTGAAGGATATCAGTTCCATTCTCCTTCCACATAAAAATACCACCGTGCTCAGGTGGCCAGTCCTTCAGGTGAAGGGTGGCACCATAAACATAGTCGCCATCGTTATGCCAGTTGATCCCAGAACCAGGCAACCACACGTGGTAGTTGATGGCAGTGGGAACAAAGGGCAACCAAGGAGAGGTCTCGTTACGAATCCTCTTATAGATATCAGTACAGGGTTTTGCAGACAGACAAAAACTCTTCATAGAAGAGGTCTGTAGTTGGACACCCCACTTCCACTTACTAATACCCCAGCAGTCATGTTTCTTCTTGCTCTCAATCTCTGATATACAGAGGTCAATGAGTTCTTCAGAAACAGGGTAGTCAATGATTCGCATTACGAATTTCTTCCAAATTTTGATCGAAAATTTCCAGACCCTTATCAGTCAAGACGTGGTTGAACATCTTTTCAAACACAGTCGGGGGCATGGTCACTACGTTTGCACCGTTATAGAAGCAACGGGAAACTTTGTACACATCACGCAAAGATGCTGCCAACACTTGAGTGCGAACACCCTGGCGACCATAGATCTCAGCGATAGAACGAACAAGTTCTAGACCACTGACACTGTTGTCGTCATAGCGACCCACGAATGGAGACACGTAATAAGCACCTGCTTTAGCGGCAAGAATTGCCTGAGCAGCAGAGAAGATCAACGTAACGTTGACCCTAATTAGATCACGGGATAGTTCTTTACATACATAAAGACCTTCAGGTGTGCACGGTACTTTGATAGTAGCACACTTTCCGAACTTTTTATATAACCTCTTGCCTTCTGCCAGCATCTCCATGGCGTTACCGCCAACTTCCATGCTGATGTCATCAAGACCCATGTCCACTAGTTCCTGATACACATCATCAGGACACTTACCACTCTTCAGCATCAGTGTCGGGTTAGTGGTGACCCCGTCGATCATGCCAGTGGGAAGATACCGATTGATGATCTCAGTGTCAGCGGTATCCAGAAAAATTTTCATGGTAATGAATATCACCTCTTATATATCATATATAAATTACGGACATTTTCTAGGGGTATGCAATGAAAAGATTACTTTTTGTTGTGGCATTGCTCAGTTTAGGCGGTGCAGCTAGAGCAGACCTGACACATCGTATTACTTCTTCTGTACAGCTGACTGTGGACGCAGCTGCAACGAACGTACAAAGAATTGGGAACTCACTGAGCATCTCTGGTAACGGAGTATCGACTTCAGACGGAACCACTAATGGTGTAGTCGGCACACTCGGAACCATCGGTTCTAACGGTGTTGCTGCTCCTTCAACTATTACTGCAACGCAGGCAACTTCAGGTAATGCCTTCTCCTTCAGTTCTTCTTACACTGCCGGGGATGCCATTACTACATCATCTCCTGCTGTTGGTGCCGTGAGTCCTTACAGCAACCAGACCAGCACGGCAGCTGGATCTGCAGGTGACCTAGCTGGTTCTATTACTAGTGCAGGTTCTATTTCTCTGACGGCTGGCGGAGCTGGTACAAGTGCTACAGGACAGGTAGTTACCGAAATTACTGTGCGATAAAAATGAAAAAAATACTGGCAGCATTGGCGTTGCTTAGTATTTCTTCGCCCGCGTATTCCGTGCCAGTTGTGCCAAATTTTACACAGGGCTCAATGACGAGCCACACGGAAACGACCTCTAAGGTGACTGAAACGATCAACTCTATAGATTATTCAACAGGATGGGAATACTCAGTAACTGGCACAAACGTGGACAACGGAAACAATTCCCTCGCTCCACCAGCCAACACATCAACAGTGACAGTGACTCCATTAGGAGGAGTCGAAGGACAAGTGACATCAAGCCAGTCGGCTTTGGACTTCTCCGGAGCACCGAACTTCAAAATAACAAATCCCGGAGAGGCGTTCCAGTTCACTCAAACGTATCGAGGTCCGGGCATCTCGAATCAGACTATTATCCAAAGAGTCACCGAGGTGACAAGCGTCACAGACACCACAAGTATCTTTACCCAGTAGTCCTATGTCTAACTCAACTTGCGACTGCCCCTGCCACACTGGCGGAAGGTGTCGGGGGTGTAAGTGCAACAGCAAACCCAATCGCAAATAGCTCTGGCTCGGTGACGAACCAAGCTATTCAGGTATTACAAGGTCCATACGTCACCAATACATACGGGAACGGCATCAGTTGTCAAGGTCCTACCTTGAACATGACACCGTATGTAACACATGCACAATCCAAAAAGGATCCGTTCGAGTCAATGTACTTTGAACCTCAATATGACATGACCGACTTTGAAGGTCGTCTGGTTGAGGTTCAAAAAAATGTCAAGAACTATCCTTGGGAATCATGGTACGACACACGTACTAAAGCAGACGGCACCCGTTGGTTTGAAGACGGTGCTGACATGACTATCACTGTCATGGAGATGCAAGGGGACGGAATCCCAGACAATCCTGGGAGTGAGATCTGGAGGAAACCAGTTCGCACAGGACAGAAGGATAACTACAGCACCAGCATTGGTCTCTCTGCAACACTGTCTATACCTCTGGACGGTGGACTGCAGAACCGTTGTAAGGAAGCAGCAGATACACAGATCGGATTACAACAACAATTGACTGCCAACAAAAGGCTTGACTTTGAGATCGCGAGACTAAAAAATTGTGGCGAGCTAAAGAAGGCTGGAATCTACTTCCGACCTGGAACAAAGTATGCTGCTATTTGTGCAGACGTTATGGTAGATGGTATTGATGCCATCAGACCACACCGTCATGCCATCCCACAACCTATCTCCTCCGCTGGCGGAGGGCAGACTTCAACGTCCGGATCGCTCGGTTCCGTTCCCGCTGCTCGTCCCGCCGAGCAGACAACGATAGTACCGGGATCTTCTTCTTCCGTATTGCAGCAATCTTCTTCACAATCTTCTTCGTTACAGGTTTCACCACTTTCAACAGAAGATCAGCGAGAGGTTTTGCGAGCAGTGCAGAAGTCGTCGCAACTACAGCGATTGAAGCGGTAGTAGTCACTGCTGCAGGTGACGGCAGATACTTTTGTGTCCAAGGTACCTCTGGTTCAGCAGGTACCTCAATGATTACCTTCTCACAAACTCTCTTCGCTTCATTATATTTTTCACCCTCTTTACATGAGGGAGGTTGTGGTACACCTGGAGTCTCTGGTGTCTCTGCTTCTGGTGTCTTAGACGGAGGTACAACAGGTGGTATAGGTGCACTCTGTTTGATGTCTAACTTACTATCGTCGTAGTCAATCGGTGTGAATGAGGGTGTACCAGCATCACAGTACGTGACTGTGCCTTCTTCATCTTCATTTCTTAGATTCTGATTTTCATTACTGTCTTTGTGTGCCTCTACGCAACCAGGAACATTGACAATTGGTGTTCCCACCACTGATGTGACTGGTGGATTGATGGGTATTGCCTGTGGTGCTGTCTGTGCCCACTCAGGCATCCTCTGAATCTGAGGACTACGGATATCAAGTTGTCCAATCTGTAGGCGTCCGATTCCTACAAAATTGATATTAGGAATCTCCACCTTCTCGCTCATCCATACCCAATATATAGACGACAATATAGAAAACCCCTACAAGGAGAATCATAATCGCAATGATTACACTCCAAGTGGGGTCGTTTAGTGGGTGTGGTCTAAGAACTAAGTTCATTTTTGTACTCGGTCCACCAGTCTGGGTCTCTCTTCTGTCTCCACTGAGGAACAGGTTTGCCTTGACTCTCGTAGTATTCAGTAATCGCTTTATGAATTGTGGTGCTAATCTCAATCAGCATCTTCCTCTTCGTCAACGTCTGCATATGCATCTGCCAGATAGGGTCCGTGGGGTTTTCTTGATTCTGATTCGACATACTTTTCTTCCTCCCAAGTAGAACTAACCCAAACAAATAATTTCAATACTATAAGAATAATTATAAGTGGAAGAAAGCATGCTAGAAGGACGAAATTCATTTGAGCGTTCTCCATACTTCATCGGACATTGTGACCTCCGAACATGTATCTCATCCCGTTCAATACCCGGTTCGCGTAAGCGCCCAAGCGACGAGACCCAAAACGCTCAAACAACGCCGTACTAATAACAGGAGCGGGAACACCCAGATCGACAGCGGCATGCACAGTCCAGCGACCCTCACCGCTATCGGATACCCCTCCATCGAACTTACTAAGCTCTGGATCGCTCCGATATACATCCGCAGTAAGATCAAGTAACCAACTGCCAACCACGCTACCGCGACGCCATAACTCAGCGACTTCAGCACAGTCGATATCATATTGATAATCGGCAGGGTTTGCCATCGGGGCAACCTCTGCATCACCTTCTTTGACATACGTACTACCATCATTTGCTGCACGAAGGATGTTGAATCCCTCTGCATATGCCTGCATGATGCCGTACTCAACACCATTGTGGACCATCTTTACAAAGTGACCTGCACCTGGTGGACCACAGTGGAGCCAACCATACTCAGCAGAGGTTGCCCTGCTTGTAGAATCTGTTCTTGGTGCTGCACCAATCCCTGGAGCGAGTGCCCTAAAGATTGGACTGCAGACGGATACTGCAGTATCTGCACCGCCAACCATAAGACAATATCCACGGTCCAGACCATAAACACCACCACTAGTGCCACAGTCAATATATTGGATGCCCAATTTAGAAAGACGCTCTGCCCTTTTCCGACTGTCCGTAAAATTGGAATTGCCATGATCAATAATAATATCGCCTTCGTTACAAAACCGTAATAACTCATCGAGGGTTCCATCTACTGTCTCCGCAGGGACCACCATCATATAGACACCTGGTCCCCTTTCACCTACTACTTGAACAAGAGCTTGAATAGAAGTGGTATATCCACTGATATAACCCGCTTCGTATTGTGCTTCAGCTTTCTGAACGTTGTTGCGATACCCATGAACCTCATGTCCTGCTTTGATGAGACGGCGGGACATGCCTTCGCCCATCCGTCCAAGACCAATCATTCCGATCTTCATTGAATCCTCTCAATAACTCTGAGCATCCCATCGGCATAACCAATGAGACAAATTGAACCTAGTATAATGCTGATAGTAGAAGCATTACGATTGTGTTTTGCCATTGCGGCATCAATCATTGTCTGAACTTCTTGCTTCGACGGGTGAGTCATGTTTAGTGAATGGTTCCCAATGTTGCCAACCGTATTTGTGCACTGCCCACATGCCGAGGACAGGTACAAACACTAATGCCAGACATAGAAGTGACAAAGTGTATGGGTTATTTAGAACGAATGCAGAAAATTGACCTGCTTCGTGTGTCAAGCCGGATAATCCCATTTAGTTATGAAGTCCGTTTTGTGTTGTGGACCCCACTGCCCATCATGGTAGATGTAAGGTGCAGTACGTACAGGACAAGTATCGCCAGTACATAATAAGTTGTCAACAATTCTCCAGGATTCCAACACTTCGTCCGCATGAACAAAGTGTGATTGGTCACCATTTATAGAATCGTACAGCAACTTCTCGTATCCATCGACACCTAACCAGTCAGGATAACGATGAGTAAGTGTTGCAAGTTCAACGTTCTCGCTCATGCCAGGAGACTTCACGTCAATCTGGATGTCGAGGTGGGAGTGAGGTTGTAAACGCATGACGATACGACCGGGAGTCTCACCTTCAAACAGTCCGATAGGAGGTGCTTTCAGTTTGACTACGACCTCAACACATTGGAAAGGCATCTTCTTACCAGTCATGAAGTAGAAGGGAACACCCTCCCACCTCCAGTTATCAATGTAGATGTCACCAGCAACATACGTTTGAGTGCTGCTGAGAGAATCCACACCTTCTTCTTTCCTGTACGATTCGTACTGACCGGTAACAAATTTAGTACCAAGTCTGGTCGCAGCAAGAACCTTTGTTTTTTCTCTACGAATCTCCCGTGCATTCATGCGAGTGGGTGACTCCATCGCAACGAGAGATAGGACTTGCAGCATGTGGTTCTGCAGCATGTCACGTACGACACCTGCACCCTCATAGTATTGGGAACGACCTTCACAACCAATGGTCTCAGTGGCAAAGATCTGAACCTCTTCTATATACTGCCTGTTCCAAAGTGGTTCAAGAAGTACATTCCCAAAGCGAGTAGCAAGAATGTTGTTGACAGTATCTTTACCAAGATAATGGTCAATGCGATAAACTTGTTTCTCGCGTAGATGTCGCTCCACCACTGACTGTAGATGATCAGCAGATTTATAATCGTGCCCAAAGGGTTTTTCGATAACCAATCGGGACCTTTCAGGGTCATCTAATAGTCCTGCTTGTTTGAGATTGATGATTGCCCCCTCGTATCTTTCCGGGGGGACAGATAAGAAATAAGTTGTGTCATTACTATTCGGGAGGTTCTTCAGACTCTCCGGATTGTCTAGGTCACAACAAACATAGTCAAGAAGGTCAATGAATTCTTGAGGGTAGTCACCCAGGGTCTCTACCCAACGTTGCCGACCAGGATCTCTCCTAGCAGCACCAGTGATAACAAAATTTGCAGGGAGAAGTTTCTTCTCCCACAACTTATAAAGGGCAGGGATCAGTTTCCTTTTACACAGATCTCCGGTTGCTCCGAAGATGACGATGCCACTAGTGAGCGGTGCCGTTTCCATCATATTTGTCTGATTCATAATAGTTATTTTCACCTTTTCGTACCCCGAAATAGATGGTGGTACATACAAAGGGTATTGCTGCCCAAAGAAGGACATCAGCGAAGATCACGATTTCTTGGGGGGAACAACTGGAGGAGCACCGTCATCAACAGAAGGAGGTTGAGTTCCAATGGTCAGGGGTGCTTGTTCGATTCTAATCGTTTGTGCAGGTGCTGTCTGTGCAGCTGCAGCAATTAGTTTCTCAAGGTCAGCCTTACTTATACCACCACCTCCATTAGCCATGGCACCTTTTTTAGCCGTTTGAACCCCGAACGTAGCTAAAACCCCAGTAAACACGCTGGCTATGAAGGTCGGATCGAGATCCTGTTTAGGGATCTTCAATGCTTCAGGTAATTCTACATATGCCAGGGTAAGAATACCACCTGACCAGATAAGAATACCAAGACGAACAAGTGTAGACAGTGCTGCCAGTCGTTCGTCTTGATCTTCCTTCTCTTCCTTCTTATCTTTCTTTGGTTGCCCTAACCAATTTTTCTTTACCTTCTTCTCTTCAGTCGCCTTAGGTTGTTCTTCCATATGCCAGTAAGACACTGGTGATATTTAGAACGGGACCACTCCACCGGTCACTTTAGGCAGTGCAGGGACATCCATTTGTTTGACAATGGCGTCCTGAACTCCCTTGGTAACCCGTTCTTTGATGTTCGCTTGGATTTTGTCTTTGTTTACATACACATAACCAGCAGTGCCGACAACGCCGACGCTAGTTACGAATGAAAAGATCGACATCAAACTAATGATTTTCTGCATGTTCCTCCATGGGGGTCAATGTGTACAAGGTTTCTGCTCTATAACGAAGATAGGTCTGAAAACTCTGCTCTACACCGATGGTAGTTTTGTTTCCTTGACTCACCCAGTCATGGCAGAACTCATAGACGAGTCTGCAATGATCATTTAGGTGATGAGACAAGGCACGAAAAACAGCAGCACGTAGTTGCATGCGTTCTTCAGAGTATCTCCAGTCATTCATGTTTCTGGGATCCAATAAAGCTTTCCGCATCGAGGACAACGAGGGGTTTCCTTCCATTCTTTTTTATAAAGAGAATCGGTTCATAGTCACCAGAGTTTGCACATGCTTGGTCATATGCATCCCAAACATTTAGTTTCTCTGTGTTCTTACATTCTACTGAGAAAGGAAACTTTTGTCTAGCAGCACGTGCCATAATGATATCTTCTCCACCAGCACCCATAGATCTAGACTCAACATCCTCAGGATGTACCTCTAGCATTTCTATAAGTTTAGTTCTAACCCACTGTTGGAGTCTTCTACCTTTAGCCTTAGCAGACTGAACCCTCATTACTTAGTTGTTCACGTACTATAGTTAGAGTTGGAATCCACTGAACGAATCCTTCTGAACATCCTGCTTGATACCACCAACAACATAGGACTCCACTTCCGTCTCCTGTGGGGCGACTTGAAGACCTTTAGAGGAGATCCAGTGCTCGGTCCAGGGAAGAGGATTAGAATGGATTGGAGCGTCGTACAGAGGTTTCAAACCGATCGCACGCATACGTTTGTTAGCAATCCATTCCACGTACTTGACGAGGAGTTTGTCGTTTAGACCAATCATGCTGCCATCCTTGAACAGATACTGTGCCCACTCTTTCTCTTCGGACACTGCGTTAGCAAACATATCGATAACAGTTTGCTCTTCTTCCTTGATGATCTCCACCATCTCAGGGTCATCACCCTTCTGCCATGCCTTGATGATCTGTTGAGTCAGCACAGTGTGCTGGTTCTCATCACGTGCAATCAAAGAGATGATCTTGGCAGATCCTTCCATCAGTTTCAGTTCACCAAAGGCAAACGAACAAGCAAAGGACACATAGAAACGAATACCCTCAAGGATATTGACGTTTGATACTGCCAGATACAGGCGACGCTTCAGTTCCTTACGGGTGTACTCAGCAGTGGGGGAATCAGAGAACTCTGAATGCCACATGTTGCCGGTACCCCACTCCTGTGCTACATGCAAGAAGTCATCGTATGCCCTAGTCACACTCTTGGCACGTGCCAAAATGCGGTCATCATCCAGGATGGTGTCAAAGACTTCAGCAGGATCCGGATAGACGTTCTTGATGATATATGTGTAAGAACGTGAGTGGATCATCTCCATGAACTGCCATACGTTCATGGCACCTTCCAGTTCAGGGAGTGCACAGTATGGAGAGAATGCCATACCAGGACCACGACCCTGCACAGAGTCCAGGAGAATCTGATACTTCAAGTTGGAGGTGAAGATGTGCTTCTGCTCCGGACGTAGCGTCTTGTAGTCACCACGATCTTTCTGAAGAGACACCTCTTCAGGACGCCAGAAGTATCCCAGCATCTGGTTGGTCAGTTTCTCAAAGACCGGATATTTGTACGAGTCGTACCGTTGGACACCCAGGGGTGCCCCAAAGAACATCGGTTGTGTCTTTGTATCAACGTGGGAATCGTTGAATACAGTCATGCCTTTGACAGACATACTCTTATCGAAGGAGGTTTTTCTAAATTGCACAGGACTCACAGGTTTCTTCGTCTTCGGTTTGGATCTTGTCAAGTAAACTTGCTAGATCGACTGCCGGTTCTTCCATCTCGTCCGACTTGAGGTCATTTGTATTTTGGTAATAAGAAGTCTTCCAACCATATTTGTATGTGGTTAGAAGATCTTTTGCCATGACAGACACCGGGACTTCGTTGTTGTCATAGTCAGTAGGATTGTACGACCAGTTACCAGAGATTGCCTGATCAAAGAATTTCTGCATAACAGAAACTACATTGATGTAACCTCGGTTACCTTTCATCTCCCAGAGGAGAGTGTACTGGTTCTTCAAACGTTGGTACTGGGGAACGACCTGTTTCAGTGGTCCCTTCTTTGACTTTTTGATGGACAAGCAGTCACGGGGCGGTTCAATTCCGTTAGTGGCATTTGACACAACGGAACTGCTCTCCGAAGGCATTTGTGCGGACAATGTTGAGTGCCGTAATCCTGTTTCGGATATAAGTACCCGTAAAGAATCCCAATCATGTTGCAGTGCTACGTTTGAGATCTCATCAACATCCCTCTTGTAGTGATCAATAGGGAGTTGACCCAAAGCATATTTAGTACGGGGGAAGTATTCGCATGCACCCTTCTCTTGTGCCAGTTTGTTCGATGCTTTGAGCAGATAATACTGGAAGGACTCGGTCAGTTGGTGGACTGCATCCCATGCCTCTTGAGTGTCATAGTTGAACCCAAGTTTGGCAAGGTAATGTGCCAGACCAATGAACCCAATGCCCAGTGAGCGACGTGCTTTTGTGCTGATTTCTGCTGCCTTGACAGGGTACTCCTGATACTCAATCAGTTCATCCAGACCACGGACAGACAGTTCACACAGGTCCTCTAGTTCGTCGTCAGAACGGACCTTACCCACGTTGATAGCAGACAGGATACACAGAGCAATTTCACCGCCTCCATCGATGTGCTGGATGGGGTCTGTAGGCAGTGTGATCTCCTGACACAGGTTGCTCATCGACACCTTGTCAGTGAACGAGGAGTGACTGTTGCAGTGGTCGATATTCATGATGTAAATACGACCTGTCTCTGCCCGTTCCTTCAGGATGGAGAGGATGAGTTCTTGTGCACCGATGGTGGTGCGGGGGATGGACTCGTCTTGCTCGTACTGGCAATAAAGACTGTCAAAAGAATCAGTGCCGAAAGCGTCAAAGAGCCCAGGCACAGCATGCGGAGAGAACAATGAAATGTTTCCGTTCTGGATGAAACGCTCGTAGAAAAGTTTGCTGAACTGGATTGAATAATCGAGTTTCCGGACACGGTTGTCTTCAGTGCCTTTATTATTCTTCAGGACAATGATGTCCTCTATTTCCTGGTGCCAGATTGGAAAGTGGACAGTCGCTGACCCACCTCGGACACCGTTTTGTGTACAGCATCGCACAGTTGACTCAAACTTTTTGAGGAAGGGTACAACACCTGTGTGTTGAACCTCTCCGCCTCGGATTCTACTGTTGATGCCACGGATTGCACCAGCATTGATGCCGATACCTGCCCTCTGAGCAACATACTTACCAATAGCCATGTCACTGCTAAAGATGCTATCGAGGGTGTCATCAACATCAACAAGAACACAACTAGCAAATTGTCTAAGTGGCGTTCTGACCCCTGCCATGATTGGCGTTGGGATGTTGATTCGGTGTCGGGAGATTGCGTCGTAGTACCGTTTGACATATGACAAGCGAGTCTCTTGTGGATAATTAGCAAACAAAGTTGCCGCAATCATCATGTACATCTGTTGCGGAGTCTCATAGACCATGCCGTTGCTACGGTCCTGCACCAGATACTTATCAACTACTTGACGAAGACCAGCAAAGGTGAACAAATAGTCACGGGTGTGGTCAATATACGTGTCAAGAGTGGCGATTTCTTTGTCACTATACTTATCTAGGATGCCCTTATCGTAGACACCAAGGTCGATACACTTAGAAATATGGTCACGCAGAGCAGGGATCTCCTCAAGCAGACCATACAGTTGCTTACGTACAGAGAACAGCAGCAGACGTGCAGCAACGAATTGGTAGTTAGGAACTTCCAGAGAAATCAAATCAGAAGCAGACTTGATCAGAATTTCTTGGATCTCAGCAGTGCTGATACCATCAAAAAATTGAATACCAGATTGGATTTCGACCTGTGAAGCAGATACGCCAGCGAGTCCCTCGCATGCCTTATCCACCATCAAATGCATCTTGTCTAGGTCAAGAGGTTCAATAGAACCGTCGCGTTTGATTACCTTTGTACCGTTGGTCATACCCGCTTCCAAGTTTGAAGTTTCAAGTTTGCTTCTAATCCTTTATAAGTATTAGATTCTATCAGAGTTTGGACATCATGTCCAGCAAGATGCATGTCATTCAAGTCCTTTTCATGAATGGATGATGGGAAAATGACTACCGGGTAAGACTGTGCGATGGTCTTAGTAATTTTAGAGACGATCTCCCTAGACCTGGGCTCGTTGTCGTATACGAATACAAATTTATAATCGAAAGTGCCAAGGTCAGCATCGCTACCACACATAGCAATAGCATTCCTAAGGAAGGTGGAGTCGAAGGGTCCTTCGGTGACATAAACTGTCTCCTCTTTGTCAATTTTGTCTAATCCAAAAATCTTTGGATGGTCCTCATCAAGCATCATGGTGAGATATTTAGGTTGTACATAGTTGTCCAACGCCCTCCCCTGAAACCCGATAAGTTTCTT